TGGGTTTGCTTGGTTTGTTTTTGAATCCGGTCACACTGGAAAAACACAGATAGGGTGGATTTAATGACACAAGCAGCTAAAAGGCCAGTTGGTCGGCCAAAGATCGAAGATGCAGATTATAACGCCGCCCGCGCCAGAAAGATGGAAGCTGACGCGCAAATGGCAGAATTGGAATTGCTGCAAGCCAAGCGCAAGCTGGTTGCCGCAGAAGATGTTGCCGGTGCTTGGGTTGAAGTGCTGGCGGCTATGAAGGCCAAGATGTTAGCATTACCGTCAATCTGTGCGCCTATTTGTGCAACTGAGACAGATTTGCCTACCATTCAAAGCATTTTGGAAAATCAAGTTAGGGAAGCATTAGATGAATTATCATCTTACCAACCACACCAACACGCAGGACGCACAATCGTCACTGATGGCGGTAATATCGGGGGCGATGCAAACGCTGAAACCACCTCCGCGCCTTCTAGTAAGCGAGTGGGCAGACCAAGAAAGGCGTCTGTCATCGGAAGCTAGTGCAGCCGCCGGTCGTTGGATCACATCACGGGCAGAATATCAGCGCGGCATTATGGATGCGATCAGCGATCCGACTTTGCGTGACATTGTTGTCGTGGCTGGCGCACAGGTTGGCAAGACTGAAATGCTGTTGAACGTCATCGGCTTTCACATACACCACGATGCCGCACCAATCTTGCTTGTACAGCCGACGCTGGAAATGGCACAGGCGTTTTCTAAAGACCGTCTTGCACCAATGCTGCGCGATACACCGGCTTTAAAGTATAAAGTGAAAGACCCACGCAGCCGCGATGCAAATAACACGACAACGCACAAAGTGTTCACTGGCGGTCATATTAGCTTGGTCGGCTCAAATAGTGCCGCTGGGCTGGCTTCAAGGCCGATCCGCGTTGTTTTGTGCGATGAGGTTGATCGCTATCCATCCAGTGCCGGTTCTGAGGGTTCACCGATCCTGTTGGCGCGTAAACGGTCAGCCACGTTTCACAATCGAAAGATGGTAATGGTCAGCACACCGACCAACAAAGGCGCGTCAATGATTGAAAGCCAGTATCAAGAAAGCGATCAGCGGCAATTCTTTGTGCCTTGCGAGGATTGTGGCACAGTGCAGACTTTAAAATGGGCAAACGTGCAGTGGGAAAAAGACAAGCCAGACACCGCTTTCTATAATTGCGAGGCGTGCGGGTCTGTTTGGGATGATCCAAAGCGCAATAGGTCGTTTCGTAAAGGTGAATGGGTGGCGACCGCTGATTTCACCGGCATTGCCGGATTTCACATCAATGGCCTGTATTCGCCTTGGACGGTCTTGTCTGATGCAGTGCGTGACTTTCTAGTTGCTAAAAAGGCACCGGACACGCTGCGCGTGTTCGTCAATACGTTCTTGGCCGAAACTTGGGAAGATCAAGGTGAGACTGTTGGCGACATTGATTTCCAAAGCCGCGAAGATGAATGGGGCGAAACCGTACCAGATGAAATTGTGGTCGTTACCGCTGGCATTGACGTTCAAGATGACCGGCTTGAACTAGAAATTGTTGGTTGGGGGCGTGACGAAGAAAGTTGGTCGCTGGGCTATAAAACACTTCACGGCGATCCCAGCACGCCGCATTTGTGGAACGACCTTGATAACATCCTAAAAGCAGCATATACGACCGAAAACGGGCGGCAGCTAGGCATTAGGGCAGCGTGCATCGACAGCGGCGGTCATTACACTCAAGCGGTCTATAACTTTGTCCGGCCACGCGAAGGTCGGCGCATATTTGCCATTAAGGGTATGGGCGGGGAACAGCGGCCATTGGTATCCAGACCGACAAAAAACAACATTGGCAAGATTAAATTGTTTGCTGTCGGCACTTTTCCAATCAAGGAATTGATTTTTTCCAGATTGCGCGTACAATCTGAGGGTGCGGGTTATTGCCATTTCCCAGCCGGTCGGTCAGATGAGTATTATCAGCAGCTTGCGAATAGTGAAAAAATTGTCACTAAATACCAAAAAGGCTTTCCGCGCAGGGATTTTGTCAAGACGCGCACAAGAAACGAAGCACTTGATTGCAGGGTGTATGCTTATGCCGCGCTGTGCATTTTGTCGCTGAATATCAATGCTGTTGCCGATAGGGTAGTTAATGCGCCGGAACCAGAAACACAACCGCAGCCGCAACAGTCCAATCCACTTGCACGCCGCCCGAAGCAAGGTGGCTTTGTTAATAGCTGGCGGTAAATAATGGCAAACAGATTTGATATAGACCAAGCCCCAGACGGGCAAGCACCCGAAACAATCATCATTGGCGATTATCTGCTTTGGAAGCGCACCGATCTGGTCAGCGATTATCCTTTGGCAACGCACTCAATGGAATATGTCGCACGCATCACTGGCGGCGGATCAACTGAAATCAAAGTTGCAGCGACCGAAAGCAACGGCACATATGTTTTTGAAGTGGATAGCGTAACCAGCGCAACATTTGTTGCTGGATTTTATCACTGGCAGCTAGAAGTCACAGAAACCGCATCCAGCAATCGCGTAGTTATTGAACGCGGCACATTTACAGCCGTTGAAGATTTGGACGTCAATGGGGCTGACCCGCGCACCCACGCTGAAATAATGATCGGCAAGATTGAAAGCATCTTGCAAGGCAAGGCTGATGCAGACGTTTCAAGTTATTCGATCAACGGGCGGTCATTAACAAAAATGAGTTTCCAAGACTTGATTGATGCGCGTGACTTTTATCGCAAAGAATATGCCAAAGAACGGCAAAAAGAACGCGCTTTGGCGGGTGAGAATACCGGCGCAACCATCTTGGTGAGGTTTTAACAATGGGCATCTTTGACTTTTTCAAAGCAAAGCCCCAACCACGCAAGGCGGTTCGGGCGTTTCACGGGGCTGACACTGGCCGACTATTCAGCGATTTTGTGGCAAGCAGCCGGTCGGCAGATAGCGAAATCAAACCATCACTGCGCGTTTTGCGGGATCGTTGCCGCGAAATAAGCCGCAATCACCCATATGCCAAACGCTATTTGCAGATTATGTCAACAAATGTTGTCGGCGCGAATGGCGTGCGGATACAAGTTAGAAAGCGGAATGACGACAATTCACTAGACAGCGTGGGCAATCGCATCATCGAGCAAGCGTGGCAAGCGTGGGGTCGGGCTGGTTTCTGTACTGTTGATGGCCGCGTGTCGTGGGTGCAAGCACAGCGTCTATTTATGGAAACGCTGGCACGCGATGGCGAAGTGCTAATCCAAAAGATTAAAAACCCAGCCGGAAACCCGTTTGGCTTTTCGTTAAAGTTTTTAGAGGCCGATTATCTTGATGAAGGTTATGATGCGCGGCTGAATAACGGCAACGAAGTGCGGATGGGCGTGGAATTGGACAAGCGCACCGGCAAGCCGTTGAATTATTATTTGTTTGAAGATCATCCGCATCACGATCAAGGCTATGGATCGCGCACAAAACGGCATCATAAGATTGTGCCAGCCAGTGAGATTATTCACTGCTATTTGCAGGATCGCGCCGGTCAAACGCGGGGCGTGCCGTGGATGAGCAACGTATTATCGCGCCTGAAGATGCTGGACGGCTACGAAGAAGCCACGCTGGTAAATGCGCGGGTTGCTGCGTCAAAGATGGGTTTCTTTGTATCACCCGAAGGCGATGGCTTTGTTGGTGACGATTATGACGGCGCAGCACCGATTTTAAACGCGGAACCGGCAACCTTTAGTCAGCTTCCCGCCGGAATGTCGTTTCAAGCTTTTGACCCGCAAAACCCGACTGACAGCTTTGCGGAGTTTGAAAAAGGCATATTGCGCGGCATCGCGTCCGGTCTGGGCGTTTCATATGTATCGCTGGCGAATAACCTTGAAGGCGTTAGCTATTCATCAATTCGGCAAGGCACAATCGAAGATCGCGACCACTTCAAAATGGTTCAGCAATTTATGATCGATCATTTCATTGATCCGATTTACCGCGCTTGGTTGGAAATGGCTATTACTGTTGGCCGCGTCAGCTTGCCAATGGGCAAATATGACCTGTTTGCTGATCAAGTGATATACCGGCCACGCGGTTTTGCTTGGGTCGATCCGGCTAAAGAAATCAACGCCAGCGTCACCGCACTGAACAACGGCATCATTAGTTTGCAAGATGTGCATTCGCAATATGGCCGCGACACCGAAGAAATATTTGAACAGATTAACCGCGAAAGTGAACTGGCCGACCGTTACGGCATTGATACCGCTTTCCAGCCATTTGGCACAAAGGCACCAGTGCCAGCAATTGTTGAAGAAGGGGCTGAAAATGTCTGAAAATGACCAGATTGAAAAAGAAGCTGAATTGGTAGATAATGCACCAATGGAAAATGAAGAAACACATATTGAAGAACGCTTTGACCGTGGTGAACTTATGCACCGCGCTGGGGCGGCTGAAATGGTGGAAGAAGATGACCGGCGCGTCAGAATGTCGATTTCATCTGAAGAACCCGTTGAGCGTTCTTTTGGTTTAGAAGTTTTGCGTCACGATGATGGCGCAGCAGATTTGTCACGATTAAACAGCGGTCACGCACCATTATTGCTTGATCACGATCTGACAAAACAAATTGGCGTCATTGAACGCACCTATTTGGATCAATCCGACCGCAAGTTGCGTTCGGTGGTTCGCTTTGGAAAAAGTGCGCTGGCTCAAGAGGTTTATCAAGACGTCAAGGATGGAATTCGGTCGAATGTCTCGATTGGGTATCAAATCCGCACAATGGAAGACAAGAGGGCTGACGGGACGGTTGGCATTTCTTCTTGGTTGCCATACGAAGCTAGTATTGTAAGCGTGCCAGCCGATGCCGGTGTGGGCGTTAATCGCAATGCTGAATTTATCGAACCTACTATCAAGACAGAGGAAAAAGTTATTATGTCTGAAGTAAATCACGATGAAATCCGTGAAGCAGCCGCTGAAGCAGCCAAGCGCGATTTCCAAAAGAATGCCAGCGAGATCATCAATCTTGCTGTTAAACACAACCGCCGCGACCTAGCTGATCAAGCTATCGGTCAAGGCCAGTCTGTTGCACAATTCCGCGCAACATTGCTTGACGCCATTGGCGAAGGCAAGCCACTAGAGCAGTCAGCCGGTGCGGTTGATATGTCAGAAAAAGAGCAGCGTTCATATTCATTTATCAAAGCTGTTCGCGGTCTTGTAAATGGTTCTGGTCTTAATGGTCTAGAGCGTGAGGTTTCAGAAGAAATTGCAAAGCGCACTGGACGCGAGGCACGCGGCTTTTATGCACCAGACAGCTTCTGGGGCGGTCGTCGTGACCTAACTGCTGGCACAGCCACAGCCGGTGGTCACTTGGTCGGAACAGACCACCTTGGTGATCAATTTGTTGATGCTCTGCGGTCACGCTTAGTGTTCAACGAGCTTGGC